GGTGGCAAAGTGCTTACGCAGCGTGTCGGTGTCGATGCCGCCGCGCACCAGGATGGCGATCTGCTCGATTGGCAGGCCGTAGCCTGACATTGCCTCGACCTGTTTGCGCTCTGAATCGGTCGGCTCGAAGGCCATCCGACCAGCGTTTTCCCGTGCGCCTCCGTTGTTTTTCCGGCCATCCGGCTTTTTTAGAACCGATTTTTCAATTGTGGGTTTTCGTGCTGCCATCTTTAACCTCCGCGAAAGGTTGTCCAGTTTCTGCGTGAACTGCGATTTTGCCTGTGAATTGCTGCCAGCGTTTCACGATGACGTCGCAGTAGCGCGGGTCCAGCTCAATCAGCATTGCTGTGCGGCCGTTCTTCTCGGCTGCAATCAAAGTCGTGCCGGAGCCGCCGAAGGAGTCGAGCACCAGGTCGCCTCCCTTCGTGTTGTTGAGCATCTGGTACTCGAACAGCGCCACGGGCTTCATGGTCGGATGTTCGCCGTTGCGGCTGGGCTTGTCGAACTCCAGGATGGTGGTCTGCTTGCGGTCGGCCGCCCAGAGGTGTCCAGCGCCGTCTTTCCAGCCGTAAAGGCAAGGCTCGTGCCGCCACTGGTAGTCCTGCCGACCGAGAACCAGGCTGGACTTTTTCCAGATCAAGCACTGCCGCACCGTCCATCCAGCGTCCTTGGCAGCGCCTCGGAAGTTGTAGCCCTCGCTGTCGGCGTGCCAGATGTAGAACACCGAGCCAGGTTTCATCACCATGTCGGCAGCGGTGTAAGCATCGCGCAAGAACTGTCGGAACTGATCATCGCCCATCTCGTCATTCTTGATGGTCAGCTTTTCCTTCGTGCCGCCCTCATAGGCCACGTTGTAAGGTGGATCTGTCAGCCACATGTCCACCAGTTGGCCGCCAGTAAGTTTGGTCAAGTCGTCAACGCTGGTCGAATCACCACACAAAAGACGATGCTTTCCCATCACCCAAACGTCTCCTGGAACCGTAACAGGGTTTTCCTGAACGGCAGGAGCATCGTCAGGATCGGTGAGTCCGTCGGTGCCTTGCACCGGCATCAGCGCCGCGATCTCCTCATCTGTAAACCCCACCAAGTCCAGGTCAAAGCCAAGATCACCCAGCTCGCCCAGCTCAAGCGCCAGCAGCTCGTTGTCCCAGCCAGCGTTCAGCGCCAGCTTGTTGTCTGCGATGACGTAGGCACGTTTCTGGGCATCGGTCCAGCCAGCAGCGACCATGACCGGCAATGATGCCATGCCGAGTTTGCGAGCAGCCATCACGCGACCATGACCGGCAATGATGCTGCCGGACTCGTCCACCAGGACAGCGGTGGTGAAGCCCCACTCGCGGATGCTGGCCGCGATCTGGGCGACCTGCTCCTCGCTGTGCGTGCGCGAGTTCTTGGCATATGGCACCAGCTTCTCGATGGGCCACTGCTCGACCTTATCGGCTGGATTTGTTTTGTGGGATTTCGTGGTCATGCTGCATTCTCTCCTTTTTCGAGCCGGTTTGCCACCAGGGTGGCGTAGCCTGCGATGTCAATCCAGTTGTCGGCATAGTTTGGATCGCCATTCAGAATTCGCGCGATCTTGTGCGCGATCATGTCCAGGGCTTCCAACTGGTCTGAGTCCAGCTCCTTGTTCCTGGCCTTGGCAGCCGAGTGCATGACCTGCTTGATCACCTGGCTGATTTCGGCATGGCCCTGAAAGCTGCCGTACCTGGATTCGCGTCCGGCCAGCATCTCGTTCACGTTGGTGGTGTTGCTCACTGCATTCTCCTGTGGATAACTTTTTCCCACTTTTTAAAGTGTCTCGTCATGAAATTTCGCCGCATCGCAAGGGAACTGGGAACACACCTAAAGGTGTGTGTTCCGTTCCGTTCCCGTTTTGCGCTGTTTTGCCCAGGGAACTGAGTTCCGTTTTTTTCCGTTCCGTTCCGTTGTTACCTTTCAATGCCTGTGGATAAGTCTGTGGATAACTCATGATCAGCGCTCCGACTTTCTGATCAGCATGGCACTGGCCTGGGCATCATCGACCACCGTCCAGCCATGCTCGAAGGCCTCGATGATCTCGGCCACCAGCAGGTCTGCGATGGGTTTTCCGTTGGCGCTTGGCTTGATGTAGACCTTGGCCGAGGCCTCGCTTACGTCCATTTTCTGGACCAAGTAGTCGACCATCGCCGACCTGCTTAGGTAGGGTAAACCATTACGCTCCTCAGCTCCTGATGACCACCAGGCGTTCTCAAAGGTCTTGCGGTGGCTGTCGATCTTGCCGTCCTTCTTGACGACCGTTGGTGCCTGAGCCTGGACGATGACGGCCGATGTGACCGGCTGGTTGTCCTCGTCGTACCAACCTGGGATGGTGACCTGCTGCAGCTCAACGTAGACCGTCTGGGCCAGCTCAGCGTCCTTGGACTTGCGCTGCACGATCTGCATGGGCTGGCTGTCCTTGCCTGGCACGATGCTGATCTCGATGTCCAGTGCGCCGCGCCAGGCGCTTGAGCCGCGCGCCCTGTGCTGGGCTTCCTCGGCCACGCCGGTGTGGTGCACCAGGATCACGCTGCAGTTGAACTCCTGCATCAGGCTGTTGCAGGCATCCAGCATGGTCTTGGCGTCCTGGGCGCTGTTCTCGTCGCCGGCTAGGAATCGGTGCAGGGTGTCCACCACGATGACGGCCGGCTTTTCTGGCAGCGTCCTGACCTGCTCGACCACCTGCAGGTAGCCGGTCGGGGTGTTGAGGTCGCAGCCGTCCTTGGACAGCCACATGGCCAGGTGTCCGGCCTGGTGCTGGTGCTTCCAGGCTGCGACGCGCCCACGCAGGCCGTGGTGGCCCTCACCGGCCAGATAAACCACGTTTCCTGCCTTGACCTTGTGGCCAGCCCATTCAGGCGTTTGTGAGGCAATTCTGAGGCACCAGTCGAGCACCACAAAGGTCTTGCCACCGCCCGATGGGCCGTGGACCATGATCAACGCCTGGCTCTGCAGCCAGCGCTTGACCAGCCAGGAGATCGGGGCCGGCTGGGCCGAGAAGTCGTCGGCTGCGATCAGCCAGTCGGTCTTGGCCGGCGTCAGGAGGCTGGCCAGATCGTGGCCTGCCTGGGCATAATCGTTGGCATCCATGCCCTCGATTGGAGGGACAACCACGCGCACGCCGTACTTAGCCGACGCCTGCTCGGCGTACTTCTGCCCCACGCCGTGCTTGTCGTGGTCGGCCACGATCACGATATCCTGAGTCGCGCCGTACATCTCGCGCATGATGCCTGTCACCGGCACCAGGCTGCTGGCGCTGTAGGACGCCACGCAGGGCCGGCCTGTCGTCTCGTGAATGGTGGCTGCCGTGGCAAACCCTTCTGCCACATAAAGCACACCAGGCTCGTCCATCGTGCCAACCATCCAGAACTTGCCTCCAGCCTCGCCGCCTGGGTGGTACAGCTTGCCGCCGTCGTGGGCGATGTACTGCAGGCTGGCCAGAGCGCCATTCTGGCCGTACAGCGGAACCACCAGGCGGCCGTCTCCGGTCACGCGCGCACCGTGAACGCCGATTCCCTTGCGCTTGAGGTAAGGGTGGTCCGGGATGGCTGCCTGAGCCGCGGTCCAAATCGTCTCCACCGTCGCCGCGGCAACCTCGTGCTTGCGCTCCAGCTCGGCGTCGCGCAGCGTCTTGGCCTCGGCCATGCGCCTTGCGTGCGCCATCTCCTCGGTTGCTGTCAGCTTGCGCCCGACCTCAGCGCGCCATGTCACCTCGACACCTGCGCGCCAGCAGCCGAAGCGGCCGGCCGGCACGCCATCGCCAAACACCAGATACCAGCCTGACTTGTCACCTCCGTGACTGCCGCTGCCCTTTGTGCCGGACTTGAACCTGTGAATCTTTCCGTCCAGCAGCAGCTCGTCTGGTGGCTCCAGGCCGGACGCCAGCATGGCGTCGCGCAGTTGTTCTTCAGGTGGTGCGATGCGTTTTTCTGGTGGTGGCGACCAGGGGCCGCCAAGGACGTTGGAGAGGTCAGCCATGTGCCGCTGCCTCCTGGCGTGTCAGGTAGTCCGACAGTGCCTTCACCGTCTCGTACAGGGGCTTGGACTCTTCCTGCATGAAGCGGTAGACGGTCGCAGGATGCACGCCGGCATTCTCGGCCACCCTCTTCAGGTTGGCGTCTTCCAGCCTTTTCTTGATTTGCTCAACAGTCATCATAAGTTGCACCTCTGAAAATATTTTTGCGGGGGTGCTT